TCTGTCTGGCGATGCCGCTGTTATGGCGTTCATGGACGGCGACTCTGGTGTAACTACCGCTCGTTGCGCCTTCGGCGTTGCAATGGCTCAGACCACAGCTGGTTCTGGTTTTGAGTACGGTATTGACCTGAAGATGCAAGACCCCGTTCTTGATGCTGGCGGTCCTTCGGGCGTCATTCCTTACACCAAAGCCAACATCCGCATGGAAGATGATGTTGTGGTTATGGTTAACACGGGCGCTCCTGTTGACGGTACAACGGGCGACAACTTTGCTGGCCCCGGCTCCATGTACATTGACAGCACCGCCGGAAACTTGTATCTCCAGACAGCGGTAATTACCAGCCCAGTTTGGAAATTGGTTACTCGCGCTGCTTAATGTTGACTCATAAAGACCCAGAGGTCCAAGCCATGCTTGGGCTTCTGGAAAGCCAAAGAGATCACGCTATGGGACTTGTAGCAGCAATGGCAAAGGAAAATGCGGAGTTAAAAGCCCGCATGTTAGACGCGCCAAAACCGGAGCAAGAAAATGGCAATGCAGTATGATGTAAAACAAGGTCATTTAAACCAAAGCGGTTTTTTTGTTCTTGGGCGCAACCGTGTAAAAGGCGTTTCTTTTTACGGTGGTAGCGGAACTTTGGTTTTGTTTGATACAACCGTAGTTCCAGTAACTTCAAGCGTAACTTACGGTCGTAGCGGCACAACCGTGACGATTGCAAAAACTGCGCATGGGTTAACAACCGGCACTGTTGTTGGCATCCACTTTAACACTGGCTCTGGCGGCTCTGCTACTGATGGAAATTATGCCATTACTGTAACAACCGCAGATGCGTTTACGATCACAGACATCAATACTGGGACTATCACAGGCTCTCCAGCAGCGGTTTATGTCAGTGGCGCAAATCGTTGGCTGTTAACCTATGAAACCCACGCATCAGACGATTTCCAAAATGCGCCCCTTATTCCCGGCGAAGGCGTATTGGCAGCAAATGGAATTTATGCCTACATGAGCGGCATTGACGGGGCGCAGATTTATTATGGCTAAGTCACCCGCATGGACTCGCAAGGAAGGCAAGAACCCCAAAGGTGGTCTGAACGCCAAGGGTCGCGCCTCTGCGAAGGCCCAAGGGATGAACCTAAAACCGCCGCAACCAGAGGGCGGGTCAAGGCGCGACTCTTTTTGCGCGAGGATGAGTGGCATGAAGAAGAAGCTCACCTCGGCCAAGACCGCGAACGACCCAAACTCCCGGATTAACAAATCACTGCGTGCTTGGAAGTGCTGACATGGCTGATACGCAATTAACTGACCGCGAGCGTTTGATTGCCAAAGAAGCGGCAAAGCTTGCACTTGAAGAACTCTCTGGGGAGTTCTATAAGAAGGTCGGCAAGACTGTCGTCGAGAAGTTTTTTATTTTTGTTGGCCTGCTGGCCGTCGGCTTTGTCGTTGGCAAGGGTTGGATCATCAAGGTCTGATATGCCGAGCAGTAGCAAGAAGCAGCACAACTTTATGGCGGCGGTGGCCAACAATCCGTCGTTCGCCAAAAAAGCGGGAGTGCCGCAGAGTGTTGGGAAAGAGTTTGTAACCGCCGATAAAGGCAAAACTTTTAAAGAAGGAGGCCGTATGGCTGTCTCGAAAATGGGTAAACCCGTGATGAAAAAAGGCATGAGCACCGCTAAGGATGGGATGAAAAAGCCCACTCCTATGGCTGACACCATGATGGCTCCCGCCATGCCTATGGGCATGAAGAAAGGCGGCATGCCTATGAAAATGAAAGACGGCAAAAAAGTGCCTATTTTCATGAACAAGGGCGGCACCGCTTCTGCCCGTGCTGACGGTATTGCTTCTAAAGGCAAGACCAAGGGCGCTATGGTCAAGATGATGCGCGGCGGCAAAGCCTGCTAAGGAGTCCAACATGGACATGCTGGAAAAGAAACCGCAACCCCCAGTCAAGCACGGCGTGTATAACCCGGACTCTGGGGCGCCCCCTCCGCAAGACATCGACGGCGGTTCGGCCAAACCGGCCCCCAAAGCTTCTAAACCCAAGAAGATGGCTAGCGGCGGCATGACTGCCTCTGCTCGTGCTGATGGCTGCGCTCAACGGGGTAAAACCCGTGGGAAGATGGTCTGATCATGAAAAAACGCAAATTTGATTCTGGTGGAATGACGCGGATTTACGAAGAGCAAATGCGCAAAGCCATGCCAAATAAATATGAAAGTGTTCGTCCGAGAGGATTTGAGAGCGACGTACAAAACGAAAAAGACGCGGCAATTGGACAAGGAGTTCGTGCAGCAGGAAAACTTGCTAAGTCTGGTGCGATATCTACTGTGCCGGGTGGGGCGGTTGTTGCTGACTTTAAGACTCCCGCTAAAGAATTACGCTCTTCTGTGCGCAACTATAAAGCTGCTTCCGCTATGGAAGACGCTGCTGACCGAGAGCTTGACAGTCAAATTAAACGCGAAACACGGGGCATGAAGGCTGGCGGCACCGCTTCTTCTCGTGCTGACGGCATTGCTCAACGCGGCAAGACTCGCGGAAAGATGGTGTAAGCCATGATGGCCAGCCGTGGGATGGGCGCGATCCGATCCAGCAAGATGCCCAAGGGTGCTCGTAAAGAGCGTCGGGACGACACTGACTTCACTCAGTACGCTGAGGGTGGTAAGGTCAATGCGGCTGGCAACTACACCAAGCCCGGTATGCGCAAGTCGCTGTTCGAGTCCATCAAGGCTCGGGCGGTACAAGGCACCGGTGCTGGACAGTGGAGCGCGCGTAAGGCGCAGCTTCTGGCTAAACAGTACAAGGCCAAGGGTGGCGGGTACAAGGACTGATCGTGAAAGCTCCGCAGAAATCTCTGAAGGACTGGACCGCTCAAAAGTGGAGGACTAAAAGTGGCAAACGCTCTTCTGACACGGGTGAAAGATATCTTCCAGAGTCTGCGATCAAAAGCCTCAGCCCTGCTGAGTACGCTTCAACAACGCGTGCGAAGCGTGCGGGAAAAGCTGCCGGGAAGCAATTCGTAAAGCAGCCACCTAAAGTGGCAGCGAAAACAGCGAGGCACCGATAATGGCTGTAACTACTGGACTCACGTCGTTTAACCTCGATCTCAATGAGATCATGGAGGAGGCGTATGAGCGTGCGGGTCTAGAGATCCGTACGGGCTATGAGTTCCGTACGGCACGTCGTTCGCTGAACATGCTCACCATCGAGTGGGCAAACCGTGGCATCAATCTGTGGACGGTAGAGCAAGGCCAGATCGTGATGAACACGGGTCAGGCGATCTATCCTTACCCCACTGACACTATTGACCTGCTTGATCAAGTCATCCGCACTCAGGCCAACGGCTTGAACCAGACTGACATCAACATCAGCCGCATCTCCGAGCCGACGTACTCCACGATCCCCAACAAGCTGGCGCAAGGGCGTCCGATTCAGGTGTGGATCAACCGCCAGACGGGCGCGACCAACAATACGAGTGTGACGTTGAACGGGGCGATTACGGCTGCGGACACTACGATCACCGTCAGCAACGCCTACGATTTGCCTGCGGCTGGCTGCATCAACATCGATAATGAGACCATCGTTTATCAGAACGTCGATGGCAATCAGCTTTTGAACTGCTTCCGGGGCCAGAACGACACTACGGCAGCGACTCATTCCAACGGCGCAGCGATTGTGGTGGCGAATCTGCCCTGCATCAATGTCTGGCCTACGCCAAATGCTCCGGGCGACCAGTACATCTTCGTGTACTGGCGCATGCGCCGCCTGCAAGACGCGGGCAACGGCGTGAATGTTCAGGACATCCCTTTCCGTTTGATCCCCTGTTTGGTGGCTGGCTTGGCGTACTATGTTGCGTCCAAACGCATGGAAATCCCGCCGGATCGCGTGGCGATGCTCAAGGGCGAGTACGAGCAGCAGTGGCTGTTGGCATCACAAGAAGACCGGGAGAAAGCCCCTGATCGGTTTGTCCCTCGGCAGTTGTTCTATTGAGGTGATGCGTGCCTAACCGCTTCGCTTCTGGCAAGTATGCAATCGCGGAGTGTGATCGCTGCGCGGGGCGATACATGCTCAAAGAACTTAAGAAACAAGTTCTTAAAACGAAGCTTTACAACATCAAGGTCTGCCCAACCTGTTGGGACCCAGATCAGCCTCAGTTGCAGTTGGGCATGTATCCGGTCAATGACCCGCAGGCGGTTCGGGAACCTCGCCCCGACGTTAGCTACCTCGTCTCCGGCACCAGCGGATTGCAGATTGATCGGACGGGAAATACGACGCCAGACGGGTACGGATACTCTGAGGGCGGCAGTCGCGTGTTCCAGTGGGGCTGGGCACCGGTGGGCGGAGCATCATTTTTTGATGTTCTTTTGACGCCAAATAACTTGGTTTTAACCGTGGGACTTGGTACAGTAACGATATCTACGACGTAAGGAGTCGAACATGGACGCGAAAAAAGCAGTGCACAAGCACGAAAAGGCAATGCATCCGGGTAAGCCAATGACCAAGTTGGCTAAGGGTGGTAAAACCAATGAGCAGATGCGAACATTGGGTCGTGGCCTTGCAAAGGTTGCCAACCAAAAAAAATCTTCCTTCACGTATAAGAAGGGCTGATCATGGCTAAATTTAGCGACAAACGGATGGGCAAAGAAGTCGGCTCTGCCGATGTTTATGCCACGCCCCACACGATGTCCGGTTCGACCGTCAACGTGACCAACGCAATTCCTACGGTCACGGGTGCTAAGCTCATGGACGAGTTGGACATGTCTGTTGGCGGCTATAGCAAGGGCAACTGTCCTCCCGTTAACCGTAATGGCGAACAGACCATGCGCGGTTACGGTGCTGCGACCAAGGGCATTAAAACTCGCGGCCCGATGGCTTGAGGTTTAGATGAACTACACCGAGTTGACCGCTGCTATCTGCGATTACACGCAGAACTTTGAGACGGACTTTGTTGCAAACATCCCGGTGTTCGTGGAGCAGGCCGAGCAGCGCATCTATAACACGGTGCAGTTTCCGTCGATTCGCAAGAACGTGATAGGGTCGGTTTCGTCAGCTAACAAGTATCTGTCTTGCCCCACTGACTTCCTGTCGGTGTACTCGATGGCCGTCATTGATGCCTCTGGGAATTACGAGTACCTGCTCAACAAGGATGTGAACTTCATCCGGCAGGCGTACCCCAACCCGACCACGGACACAGGCATTCCCAAGTATTACGCGCTATTTGGCCCGACGGTGGTTGGCGCAAATATTACTGACGAGTTGTCGTTCTTGCTGGGGCCGACGCCTGACGCTGCCTACAACGTCGAGCTTCACTATTACTACTACCCCGAGTCCATTTCGGTGGCTGCGGATGGCCGGACTTGGCTGGGTGATAACTTCGACACAGTACTGCTGTATGGCTCTCTGGTTGAGGCGTATACATTCATGAAGGGCGAGACTGACATGCTCACTCTTTACGAAATGAAATACAAAGAAGCTCTTGCGCTGGCACAACGTCTGGGCGATGGTCTGGAGCGCAGCGATGCGTACCGTAGTGGGCAGTTCCGTCTTGCGCCGCTGCCGCAGAATAGCGGGGTTCGGTAATGGCATTTACCGGCAACTTCTCCTGCAATACGTTGCGCTCGGGCCTTGCCAACGGGACGATCAACTTCGCCTCTGACACGTTCTATCTGGCGCTGTACACCAACGCCGCTAGTCTGGATCAGACTACCACTGCGTACACTGTGACGGGTGAGGCAACGGGCGGTAACTATGTTGCAGGTGGGCAGATTGTTACAGCGACAATTGGCTCAGAAGCCAACAATTCTGGTGGCAGTACCACGTATATCAACTTCTCCGCCCCCGCATGGACTGGCGCAATTACGGCGCGTGGCGCGTTGATCTATACGCCGGGGGCCAACGGTGCCGTGTGCGTGCTGGACTTTGGCTCGGACAAAACTTCAACCACTTCTTTCACTGTGCAGATGCCCGCTAACACCAGCACGTCTGCTTTAATTCGGCTTGTATAAGGAGCAATCATGCAAAAAGAGCTTTCTAACTTTGGCGATCACGCACAGGTGACCATGCAGTCCAACGTCGTTGGCGCTGAGTCTGTTGGCATCGAGGGCGTTTATCACGTCATCTGCCGCGACGTTGATGGCAACATCAAGTGGCAAGACGAATTCCCCAACTTGGTTAACGCTGTTGGTAAAGAACTGATGCTGGACACCCTGCTGTCTGGCTCCAGCTACACCACCGTCGGCCCGTTCCTCGGGTTGATCTCCGGCGCCAGCCCGACCTTCGCGGCTGCGGACACGATGGCTTCTCACGGCGGCTGGACTGAGTTCACCAACTACACCGTTGGTGGTTCGGCTGTGCGGGGCACTGCCTCGTTCAGTTCCGCGACTTCTACGGGTACCACGCCTACCAACGTGACGACCAAGACCGCTTCGGCGATCACCTACACCATCACGGGTGGCGGCGGCACGGTTGGCGGCTGCTTCTTGGTGACCGGCTCTGGCGCATCTTCGACGATCAACAACACCTCGGGCACGCTGTATAGCGCGGGCGCTTTTGCTGTAGCAAAAGTCACCACGGCGGGCGACACCGTTAGCGTTACCTACTCGACCACCGCAACGTCCTAATAAGGAGGTTTTATGCCTCTGGTTCTCGCAAACCGTGTCCAAGAATCGGCCACGGCGAATACGACTGTAAGCTTCACACTTACGGGGGCGGCAGCGGGCTTTCAGACGTTTGCCGTTATCGGTGACACGAACACCACCTACTACTCGGCCACTGACACGGCGGGTAACTGGGAGGTGGGTCTTGGCACGTACTCCACCACGGGGCCTACGCTAACTCGCACGACCATCTATGCTTCCAGTAACTCTGGAAACGCGGTCACCTTTCCCGGCACAGTTACCGTCTTTGTTACCTATCCGTCGGGCCGGTCGGTCAATCTGGACGGCAGCGGCAACGTCTCTGCGCTGGGGACTGTGGCCTCTGGTACGTGGCAGGGATCGACTATTGGCGTAGCGTATGGCGGTACTGGGGTCACCACCTCTTCTGGGGCCAACTCGGTGGTGCTGCGGGATGCGGACCAGAACATTACGGTCAACCGGGTCAACCAAGCCAACACCAACACCACTGCGGCGGCTGGGACAACGATTCTGACAACGGCTTCCAGCTACATCCAAACTCTTGTTGGCACGGGCGGGCAGACATACGCGCTCCCAGACGCAACCACCCTGACAACGGGTGTGGCGTTTGTGTTCAACAACCTCGCCACGGGCAACCTGACCATCACGGACTATGCCACTGCCACGATTGCCACCATCCCTTCGGGCGGCGCAGGGGCGGTGTTTTTAACGGCCAACGCCACGGTTGGTGGTACTTGGGACCTTCACGCATACCTACCTGAAGGTGTGACGTTTGGCACCAACGCGTTCAACCTTGGCTCTGCGGTTATCTCTGGTGGCACTTGGCAGGGCGGCACCATCCAGCCAGCCTACGGCGGTACCGGGCTGACCACCTTTGCCGGGGCCAACAACGCGCTGTTCTCCACGGGGTCCACAACCCTGACTGCGGGCACTTTGCCTGTGGCCGCTGGTGGCACAGGCGCAACCACATCTACTGGGTCCGGGGCTGTTGTTCTTGCATCTAGCCCGACGCTTACCACGCCCAATATAGGAACTCCGTCAGCGGGCACGCTCACTAGCTGCACTGGCTTGCCGCTTTCCACTGGTGTTACAGGTACGTTGCCCGTCGCAAATGGTGGCACGGGGCAGACATCCTATACCGACGGTCAACTGCTGATTGGTAACACTACCGGCAACACGTTGGCAAAAGCCACGTTGACGCAAGGTACCGGGATCACCGTCACAAACGGTTCCGGGACCATTACGATTGCCAACGGTGGCGTCACCTCAATTACCGGTACTGCCAACCAGATCATCGCATCTGCTTCCACGGGCAGCGTTACGCTTTCCACCCCGCAGAGTATCAACACAGGAGCCAGCGTTCAGTTTGGTTCGTTTGGTGTGGGCACCGCTGCTTCTGGTACGACGGGAGAGATTCGTGCAACCAACAACGTCACGGCCTATTACTCTGATGATCGGCTGAAGACCCGACTGGGCAAGATCGAGAATGCACTGGATAAGCTGTGCAGCCTTGAAGGCTTTTACTACGAGGCCAACGAGACGGCACAGGCTCTGGGCTATGAAGTCAAGCGTGAGGTTGGTGTGTCGGCCCAGCAGGTAGAGGCAATCATGCCGGAGATCGTGGCCCCCGCCCCGATTGATGCCCAGTACATGACTGTCCGCTACGAGCGTGCACTGCCGCTGCTGATTGAGGCCATCAAAGAGCTTCGTGAAGAAGTTCGTGCGCTCAAAGGGTAACCCGTGTTTGGAATTGCAAGTTTTGCTCAGTCGCCGTTTGCCTCACTGGCAGGGACGAACTTTACTGATTCTTTAACAGAGAACTTGCTTTCCGAAGACACCAGCACTCAGCAATCAGACTTTCTGCAATCCATCACTGAGATCATCACCGAGAGCGATATTGAGGTTACCGGGACCGGGCTGTTCTTTGGCAACATCAACGAAGTTTTGACCTCTGATGAGTCCATTATTGGTGGCTTTCAGGTTTTGTTCTCCATCAGTGAGGACGTTGTCCCGGCTGACACCCCTGTTATTGCCGCTCAGTTCGCTCAGTCCGTGACGGAAGACGCAGTCCTTGCAGATGCCCCGGTGCCTTTCTTTGCCACCTCGCAGTCCCGCACGGAGGACATTCTGGAAGTGGCCGACTTCAGCACCCAGCAGTCCAACTTCTTGCAGTCCATCGCTGAGAACGCCAATCTGGCCGACCCGTCAACCATCACCGCGCAGTTCGCCCAGTCTGTGGCTGAGAACGTCAACATGGATGATGTGCCGGTCATTGCCGCTCAGTTTGCTCAGGCTGTTTCTGAAGGCGCATCTGTTGCAGATGTGATCCGCCTCATCCAAATTTTTACCGACTCCATCATCGAGAACCTGTCTGCGGCGGATGCGGCCTCGGTACTTTCGACCTTCTTGATGTCTATTTCTGAGAACCTGAACAGTGCGGATGTTCGGGCTGTACAAGCTGCATTTGCTGTGGCAATCAGTGAGAATGCGGTGCTGGCCGAGCGATTTGGCGTTGGTGGCTGGGTCAAAATCATCAGTAATCAGGACCCCAACTGGCAAAATATAAACACTGAGTAGCCCATCACAGGGAATCACTATGAGCACCTATTCTCCAAGCCTGCGGATTGAACTGATCACGACGGGCGATCAAGCCGGTACGTGGGGCAACACCACAAACACCAACCTTGGAACTTTGGTTGAGTCAGCCATTGCCGGGTATGTGTCCGTTTCCATTACCTCGGCCAACCAAGCGCTCACAGCCCTGAACGGCGCGGCGGATCAGTCCCGCAACATGACGATTGCGCTGACCACGACCACAGCAGCCAACTTCGCGGTTTATGCTCCTCCGGCAGAGAAGACCTACGTCATCTACAACGCCAGCGCGTATGTCGCCACCATCTACAACTCCACGGTGACGGGCAATACAACTGCTGCCGGTGCGGGGGTGGCCATTCCTGCCGGCAAGGTTATGACGGTCTGGACTGAGGGAACTAACTTTGCTTTTCAAAACACCCACATTATCGGCACGGTGGTGGGCAACGTCCCGGGCAACCTGACCGGCAACGTCACGGGTAACGCGGACACCGCCACAACTGCCACCACGGCAACCAACGCCACCAACATCAACATCAGTGCAACGACCAGCTCTGACACCACGACTTCCTTGGTGCTGGTGGGTGCGCAGGCTACGGGCAACCAATCACCGTTCATCGACAGCGGGCTGGCCTACAACGCCAACACCAACACCCTGAGCACAGACAACGTGGCGATTGGCGCTGGCACTCTGACGACGACCAACTGGACGATTGCAGAAGTTGCGGGCAAACTTACCTTCAGCTATGGCGGTTCAGCCAGATTTTCAATCGACTCTTCTGGCAATGCGGTGGCTGCGGCTAACGTGACTGCTTACGATACTCCGTGAGGTAAACAACCATGACAATGGTATCTTCCGGGCCAATCTCCCTTGGTGGTAACGCCACCACCGGAGGGCTTAACCAGTCCATTAACATTGAACTTGGGCAAAGCGCAACGGCAACCATCAGCCTGAACGACAGCAATGTGCGCACGTTGCTTGCTGTGCCCAGTGGCGCAATTTCGTTAAACAACGCCTATGGCAAGGCCAACCAGTTCGCCTTCACCATCAGCAGCAATCAGGTCAATGCGAACCTGCGGACGCTGGCCGTAAACGCGGGTTGGAATCAAAATAGCAAAGTTGTCGCAACTGTCGCCTCTAACATTTATATTTACTCGACTTCAACCGGCACTCCCGGCCTTACGATCAACGGCTCGTGGCCGGGCGGCGTTGAGCTAGTCAATAACGGCTTCATCATGGGGATGGGTGGAGATGGCGGTAGCGGAGGAAACGGCTCCGCCGGTGGCACAGCCATTTCTTTGGGTGTGTCATGCACCATTGCTAATAATTCGTTTATAGGCGGCGGTGGTGGCGGAGGCGCTGCCTCATTCCAAGGTGGTGCTAATGGCGGAGGCGGAGGTGGTGCGGGCGGGGGTACTGGCGGAACTGGTGGTAATAATGTCGCCCCCGGTGGCGCTGGCGGGGGACCCGGTTCGTCTGGAGCAAACGGCAGTGTCGGGCCGGTCGGCGGAAAACAGCAATATGGTGGCGGCGGAGGTGGCGGTCGAATCATGCCCGGCACTGGCGGCTCTGGTGCCCCTGACTTTCCGGGGGGCGGCAACATGTTTGGTCGCGGCGGTGGGTCAGGCGGTGGCGGGGGTAACTTTGGCCCCGGAGGTCGTGGAAGCGGTGGTGCTGGCGGCAGTGCTGGCAATGCTGGCTCAAATGGCAACACCGCATCTGGTGGCCCCAATGGTGGCGGCGGCGGTGGCGGTTACGGCGCATCGGGTGGCTCTGGTTTCCAGCGAAGTGGCGGCGCTGGCGGTCTTTGCGTTGCTCTTAATGGCAACACCGCAACCTTCACGGTGACCGGCACTCGCTACGGAAACATCTCTTAACAGGAAGCAATATGAAAAAGTACGCACACTTTAACCCCAACACGGGTCAGTACAGCGTGTTTGACACCCGTGAGGAAGTTTTGTCGTCGGCTGTTGACGCGGCGTTCCAGTTCTTTGTTTCTCACACCCACGGGCAACCGTTTGCGGAAATTGAAGTGGACGAATCCGGCACAGAAACATGGAGCGCCGCGCATGATGGGTCGCCTATGTTGTCTCCCGCTCAATTGCTGACGGAAGGTGAACGTATGCAACGACACATGGAATCGTTCATCAATGCGCAGCAAATGCCCGTGACAAAACTTGGTACCAATTAATGTCCAACCTTCGGATTGAGCGCACAAAAAACTTCTTTTCGCGGAGTGAGTGCGAGGCACTTAACGCGTGGGTAGATGAAGGCGTCAAAAATAAATGGCTAGATAAGGGCATAAGTCCCGGATGGTCACTTAATTATCCGTACCGGGTCACATCTCGTATGTATGCCGACAGGTATGAGTACCCACAGCTTGTGCGTGATCTGTCTTTTCGGATCCGAAAATTTTGTGGAATTGATGATTACCCGCTAATTGAAGGGCATGGTCGTGATGGGGTCGTTGTGTCTTGCACGTTTCCCGGTGGCAATGTTTATGCTCATATGGACCCGACAAGCCCAAGCGGCATGGCTACGCTTCGTTGCAACGTAATGACCCGAGCGGCGGATGTTGGATGTATCTTGCACATCGCAGGGCAGGCTGTAGACATCGAAGTCGGTGAGCTTCATTGCTATCTGGCGTCTGAGCACGAACATTTTGCTACGCAAGTAGAGGGCGCGACATCGAGGGTCATGTGGATGTTCGGCGCTCATGCCCCTGCGGACGACTGGAATTCTGGAAAAATTAAGTTTGGAGTAAAGCAATGAATGCCCCGCGCACAACGATGGCCTGCGTCTCGAATCTCTGGGTTCGCATGATGCATTTTGACAAGGCGGGTGATTGCAACGAAGGCCACGAACATAACTACGACCACATCACGCTGCTGTCAAAGGGTAGCGTTGAGGTTGATGTTGAGGGTCAAAAGACCGTCTTTAAAGCGCCGCATATGATCTATATCATGGCTGGCAAGCGCCATTTTTTGACAGCCCTTGAAGACGACACGGTTGCCAGTTGCCTTCATGCACTTCGCACCGGGGAGCGCGAGGAAGACATCCTTGACCCTTCCATGATTCCGGCGGGCGTATCTAACGCTCATGCGGCGGGTTTGGCTAGGGCGTTGTAAGTTTTATTTCCGTGGCTAATCATGATCGATCCCATTACCGCATTTGCGACCGCGCAGGCTGCGGTAGCGGGCATTCAGAAGGCCATCAAATTAGGCAAGGACATCAACCAACTCGTCGGTGAGTTTGGTAAGTTCTTTGATGCGCGTGACGTAGTTCAAAAAGCCGCCAACGATGCGGGCAAGTCGGGCAAGTCTGATACCGGCAGGGCGATGGAAATCGTGATGCAGGCCAACGCCCTGCGGGAAGCAGAAGAGGCGCTCAAACATCAGTTGGTCTACGGCGGGTACCCTGAGTTGTGGGAGATGATGCTCAAAGAGCGGATGAAGATTAAACAGGCGCGGGAAAAAGCCGAAAGAATCGCTGCGGCTGAGCGCAAGAAGTTGGTGGCCCAGCGGCTGCTGATGGCGCAAATCGTTGGCGGTGCAATCTGCGTTGTCATTATTGGCACCATCATTATCTTTATCGTCAAACAGGCTGTGTCGTGAGCGAAGAGAAGACGCAGATTACTGTGTTGGATAGGGTCCTCAGTTATGTGGACTCGCCCTTCAAGCTGTTCGCCATCTTGCTGATGGCCGTCTTCACCTTCGTCGGCTACTTCGTCTGGCAAAACCAAGCGTTCCTGATTGGAGCCTACAAGGAACAGCAAAAACTGCCCAGCATTGCGGAGGACCGGGTGGAGGACGCGGCGGCGCACCTGTTCAAAAACACCGAAGCTACGGTTGTAGCTATCTTCAAGGTGAACCCAATGTTTGGCACCCGCGTCCTACACCGGGCCTACACCAAAGACGGCAGGGACAAAACCCATGAGGGGTTAGATGTCGGCCTCTTCACCACAAACGCTGCAAACAACAGGGACGTTGTGGCGCTTATGGCAAGCGAAATTCCCTGCGGTCACTACAAGACCGCCCAGTCTGAGATTGGGCTGTGGTATATGGAGAAGGGCATGACCTACGGGTGCCGCATCAGTGTGCCGCCCGAGCAGGGTAAGTTCGTGGGCCAGATCACGGTGGGCTGGAAGGAAGAGCCGCCGGATGTGGATCAATACCGGGTTCTTTTGCAGATTGCGGCAACTATGCTTTCAAGGAGTAAAAAGTAATGGAATGGCTTAAACAAATCGCCCCCACTATCGCTACGGCGCTCGGTGGCCCACTGGCCGGTATGGCTGTCTCCGCTATCTCTAAAGCCATCGGGGTGGACGAGGACAAGGTCAGCGACCTGATCAAAGACAACAAATTGACCGCCGACCAGATCGCGCAGGTCAAGATTGCGGAGATCGAACTCCAGAAGCAGGCACAGGAGTTGGGCCTGAACTTTGCCAAACTGGAGGTGGATGACAGGAAGAGCGCCCGTGAGATGCAGGCTACCACCCGGTCTATCGTGCCCCCTGTACTTGCTGGACTTGTAACCCTCGGGTTCTTTGGCATCCTGATCATGATGCTGCTTGGCAAGGTGGACTCCAACAACCCCGCCATTCTGATGATGCTGGGTAGTCTCGGTACCGCGTGGACCGGCATCATTGCGTATTATTTTGGTTCTAGCGCTGGCTCTCAGGCTAAAACTGACCTCCTATCTAAAGCACCTGCAATCAAATGATGAGCCTTGCCAACACCCTTGCCAAACTCAAAATCAGCGTTGACTGGGTCGAGCCGCTGGAAGAAGTCTTTCACCGCTATGAGATCAACACCCCTGAGCGCCAAGCTGCGTTTATCGGACAGTGCGCCCACGAGTCCATGAACTTCACTAAGCTGGAGGAGAACATGAACTACAGCGCAGAGGGCCTGATGAAGACTTGGCCGAGCCGCTTCCCGACGCTGGAGTCTGCCAAGCCCTACCACCGCAACCCCGAGAAGATTGCTAATAAAGTATACGCAGGGCGCATGGGCAACGGACCGGAGGAAACGGGCGAAGGCTGGCTGTATCACGGGCGGGGGCTGATCCAGCTCACCGGCAAGGACAACTACACGCTGGCCGGGGATGCTTTAAACATGGACTTCATCCACAGCCCGGATTACGTGCTGGTCCCCAAGTACGCAGCGCTCACCGCCGGGTGGTACTGGAACAAGCGCCAGCTTAATAAAGAGGCTGATGCTAAAGACTTCACCGGGATGACAAAGAAGATCAACGGCGGTACCATTGGGTTAGACGACCGCATTGCGCACATTAAACACGCGCAAGAGGTTTTGACCGCATAAAGGGGCGCTCATGCCGCTGCAAAAACTCCAGCTCAAGCCCGGTGTAAACCGAGAATCCACGTCTCTTGCCAACGAGGGCACTTGGTTTGAGATGGACAAGGTGCGTTTTCGCTCGGGCTACCCGGAGAAGCTGGGCGGCTGGAACCGTGACACCGGCACCTACTTTAACAACGGCACATCTTTGGCTCCGACCACCGGATCGTTTTGGGGCACCTGCCGGGCGCTGTGGAACTGGGTGACTCTTGCAGGCTACAACCTGATGGGCTTGGGCACGCACCTGAAGTATTACATCCAGCAATCCAACGGCGGCAACTTTTACGACGTTACGCCGATTCGCTACACCAGCACAGTTGCGGCTAACGCTTTCACGACCACCAACGGTCTAACCACCGTCATCGTTAACGATGCGGGCTATGGCGCAAAGAATGGCGACTTCGTCACGATCTCTAGTGTGGGCGGCGCGATCAATGGCATCCCTGCTTCGGCGCTGAACAAAGAGTTCCGTATCACTTATATTGATGCGACCACCTACAGCATCACGGTCAGCTCTCCGGCCACGTCTTCTGGAACCACTGGCGCTGCGACGTTTGACTACCAGCTTTCTATTGGTGAAGAAATTTTCACCACGCTCACGGGTTGGGGCGCTGGCGGCTGGGGCGGCACGATCACAATTTCTGCAACCACGACATTGAATGGCGCACTCAACGACAGTGCTACAACCATCACGGTTGTTTCAACCACAGGCTTTGCCGCGTCTGGCGCAATCGGTATTGATGGTGAATACATCACTTACTCTGGTAAGACCGGCACCACGTTCACCGGCTGCACTCGCGGTGTTGGTAGCACCGCCGTGTCCCATCTTACTGGTTCCGTTGTTAACCAATACGGCAACGCCACCGGCTGGGGGCAATCTGCAACGTCGGGCGTGGCAGCACAACTGCGGCTGTGGAGCCAGAACAACTACGGCCAAGACCTGATCATCAACCCCCGTGGCGGTGCGCTGTACCTGTGGGCGGTTAATGCCAACCCACTGATCTATGACCGTGCCGGGCTGCTCTCCCCCGCCAGTTCAGGCATTTACCAGACAGATTCCGGTTGCCCGTCTATCGCCAACGCCGTTACGGTGTCGGACTCCTCGCGTTTTGTGATTGCGTTTGGTTGCAACGACTACGGCTCCGCTGCACTTGACCCACTCCTGATCCGCTGGTCTGATCAAGAAGATTACGCCACTTGGACCCCTGCGGCGACCAATCAAGCGGGCAGTTATCGCCTCTCTACCGGCTCTAGCATCGTTGCGCATTTACAAGCCCGTCAGGAAATCTTGGTTTGGACGGATGCGGCGCTGTATTCCATGCAATATCTTGGAGCGCCGTTTGTGTGGGGCTTCCAGATTCTGGGTGCTAACTTGTCGATTGCCAGCCCCAACGCCGCAGCCACTGCTGCCAACGTCACTTACTGGATGGGGCTGGATAAGTTCTATATGTACTCGGGTCGCGTTGAGACCCTGTACTGCCCCTTGCGTCAATACATCTTTGGCGACATCAACCTTCAGCAGCAGTATCAGTTCTTTGCGGGCACCAACGAGGGTTACAACGAGGTCTGGTGGTTCTATTGCTCAGCCAACTCCACAGTGATCGACCGCTACGTCATCTACAACCATCTTGAGCGCATTTGGAGCTACGGCAATCTGTCGCGTACCGCGTGGCTGGATACGCCCCTGCGCGACTTCCCGTCCGCTGCTGGTTATGGTGGTAATCTGATTTATCACGAAAATGGCGTGGATGATGGTGCCACTAACCCGCCCAGCCCGATCAGTTCCTACATTCAGTGTGCCGACTTCAACATCGGTGACGGTCAAAATTACGGCTTCGTATGGCGCATGATCCCGGACATCACGTTTGATGGCTCCTACGTTAACAACCCGCAGGTGACGTTTACTCTGCGTCCGCGCCAGAACCCCGGTGCCAACTACAGTGCGGCAGCTACGCCAACAGTGACCAGCACGCAGAACTATCAGGGCCAGCGTAATTACACGGTGCAGCAGTTCACGCAGATTGTTTACACCCGCATTCGGGGCCGACAGATGGCGTTCAAGGTTAGCTCTGACGGGCTTGGGGTGAACTGGCAGTTGGGCGTTCCTGCAATTGACATCCGTCCTGACGGCAGACGCTGATGACTCAGATCGTCACATCAGAATTTGAACTCAACCGGGTTGTCGCCCCGCGCCTGCCCGTTGCTCCGTCTGAGTACGAGAAACGCTACCACGATCAGTTTGGCGACATCCTGCGCCTGTACTTCAATCAGGTAGACAACATTCTCGGTCAACTACGTACTTTTGATTTAATTCCGCCAACCACAAACTACACGGTTGCCACTCTACCCAGTGCGGCAACGTCTGGGGCTGGGGCGCGTACGTTTGTGACCAACGCTTTGACTCCCACCTTCGGGGCCACCGTTGTAGGTGGTGGCGCTGTCTTTATCCCCGTCTACTCGGATGGCACCAACTGGAAGGTTGGCTAATTGCCTCTGAGAACCCCCCATGTTAGACTCAATTAACTCTTTTTTGTGAGACGCGCATGGAGCTTGAAGCTATCAGGACGAACCCGGCTTACAAGGAAGTCCCGCTTGACTATATTGAGTTCACTGAGGTGGACGACATCTGGGTCCGCGCGTACTCAATCGCAAAAGCTAAGACTATCATTGCTCAGCATGTCCATGAGCATGACCACATAACGCTTGTTTCACGTGGAACAATTGAAGCTTGGCAAGACGGCGAGCTTTTGGGCGAGTTCAAAGCACCCGCTATCGTTAAAATTCCCGCTGGTAAGTCGCACGCTTTTACCGCAATGACGGACGACGTGGTGCTGTGCTGTCTGCACAATCTTCGCGGTACGGGCCTAGAGTCGCCCAAGATCAAGGAGCTATAAGATGCCTTTCATTGCTGCGTTTACTGCTGCTGAAGCCGCCGCCGCTGTCGCCGCCGCTGAAGCCGCCGCTGTCACCGCCGCTCAAGTTGCTGCTGCTGAAGCTGCCGCTGCCACTGCCGCACAAGCCGCTACTGCCACCGCCGCTGAAACCGCTATCGCCGCTGTTCCTGAAGCGCTTTCCGCCACTAGCTTTGCTCCGCAAGCGGGCATCTTGGAGGCGATGCCCGGACAGCTTCAAAACATACAAAATCTTGCAAGTAGCCCCGGAATCCAAGTTGCTGGATTAGATCCTTCGGTGGCCTTAAACGCTTTTCCCACTGCTGGCGCTGAAGTCTCCACCATCGCTGGCGCTGCTCCCACTAACATTGCTGGCGCCGGTCCCGCTACTATTGCTGGCGAGCTGACACCCCTTGCCCAAACGACAGTCAATCCGAGTGGCATTACTGGAGTAACGGCGAGTGCTCCGCCTCCGGTGGCGGCGCAGCCTACTGTGGCTGATTTTGCACGAGCCGGGATTGACCCTGCCTCAATGGTTCAACCTCCCTCTTCCGGCATTCTTCAGGCCGCTCCCGCTCAAACTCCTATGAGTTTTGACACTTTTGGCAATCCTGTACCAGCAGGTAGCCCTGCGGCAACGATGGCTGATCCTACCGGTCTAGCTCAAGCACAACTTGAAGCGAGTGCTGCCACTGCGCCTCAACCTACTCAGCCTACTGCATTCGACAAGTTTTCCCAGTTTGCCAAAGAAAACAAATTCTTGACCGGCGCAGGGGCGTACCTTACTGCGCTTAGGACAGGCATGTTGGACCAAGAAGGCGCGTCGATGCCTGAGAGAAAATCGTATGGGCCGCAGTACCGTCTGTCCAAAGATTTTCAAGCAGCTACACCCGCGCCTAATGTGTACACGCCCAGCTACCCGCAGTATGCTGAAGGCGGCGTGATGACGATTGATGGGCCAGAAGATCAAATGCCCACCACGCGAATGGAAGATGGCGATGCTCCCGGCTATGCCAAAGGCGGCACGCTGTCCGACTCGCTGGACTTCTACAAACAGATGATTGAGGCGCGTCCGAGCAAAGGCGCTACGGCTCCCAAGGCAGATGCAGATGTCGGCATCTACTACGACCAAGACCCTGACACGCGCTATCAAGACGCTCTGACTGCCGCGCAGATTCGTCAAGCCAAACTTAATAAGCGCTCCAACCTGCAAGTGCCGACTGGTGGCGCTATGCGCCGCCCCACCCCGATGGGGCAGATCAATCTGGCTCCTCCCGGCGCTAAGGAAGCTGCACAAGGCGGCATCATGCAAGCTGGAAATTCGTCGTTGGGCGGCTACGCGGCGGGTGGTAATCCTCGTCTGCTCAAAGGCCCCGGTGATGGCATGAGCGACAACATCCCTGCCATGATTGGCCGCAAGCAACCTGCGCGTTTGGCTGACGGTGAGTTTGTAATCCCTGCTGATGTGGTGTCGCATCTGGGTAACGGCTCTACCGAAGCAGGCGCTAAGCGACTGCATGAGATGATGAACAACGTGCGCAGAGCGCGGACCGGCAATCCCAAACAAGGCAAGCAGATCAATCCCCGTAAGTACATGCCCAAGTAAGCATGCCTCTGTACCACATCACCCCAAATCAATTACCGCAAGTCTGGTCAGTCGCTGCGCCCTTACTGCAAAAAGCGATTGATCTCGATCCAGAAGCTATTACCATCGAGCAAGTTGAGTACTCTATCCGCACTGGGGCTACTTTTCTGCTCGTGTGGGATGAACCTGATGAGGGCATCACCGGTGCGGTGACGGTTGAATTTGTTGACTACCCTCGGGAACGCGTGGCTCATGTCAACTTGATGGGTGGCAAAGGGATCGTCAGACAACACGTTTTTGAAGAAGCAAAAAACTGGATGCGTACGTTCGGGGCTACAAAAGCGCAATGCTGGGCACGCGGTACGCTGGTGCAAATGTATGAAAAGATGGGCATGGAAAACACCCATCAGGTTATGAGGATGAAGCTATGAGTTATTCACGCCGACAACTTGAAGCATTTGGTGAGCCGTTTGGCGAGGACGCTACCCGTGTTAAGCCGGGTGGTCATGGCCGCATTTACGGGCTGGGCGGTGGCGGCGGTGGCCCCGTACAAAGCACCGGCACGACTTATCAGACAAACATCCCTGAATATGCTGAACCGTATGTTCATACGATGCTGGGCGCGACCCAGAAGCAGTTGTTTGACATGCAGGGCGATGAAATCACTGGTTTCAAACCGTACACGCCCTACAGCAGCAGCCCATCTGATTACGTCGCTCCGTTCTCGCCCATGCAGCAGGAGGCTTTCAGGGGCGCACAAAATCTAGGCCCGTCTCCGCTTGGTGAGATTGGTGGTCAAATGGCTGGCGCTGCCACAATGGGCGCGCTGGGCACGGACTACGATCCGTATCGCATGGGGCAGTTCACCTCTGGGCGTGCCGCTCAGTACATGAACCCGTTCGTTGAGCAGGCGATGGAGCCGCAGCTTCGTGAAGCCCAGCGTTCTTCTGAGATGCAGCGCATGGCTGACCAAGCGCAGGCTACCCGTGCAGGTGCTTTCGGTGGGTCTCGTCAGGCCATCGTTGAGGCTGAGCGCCAGCGCAATCTGGGCACGCAAATGGGTGATATCCGCGCCCGTGGGTACATGACTGCGTTTGATCAAGCGCAGCAGAACTTTGCTCGTGAGCAGCAGATGCGTGAGCAGTCTCGCCAGTATGGCGCTGGTTTGGGTATTCAGGGCCTTCAGACTGCGCTTACCGGCGCGGGCACGATGGGTCAACTGGGCCAGACTCAGTTTGGCCAGCGGCAAGCCACGCTGGGGACGCAGCAGCAGTTTGGTGCGTTGCAGCAAGCGCAAGAACAGCAGAAGATCAATCAAGCCATCCAAGACTACGCGAACACGCAACAGTATCCGCTTATGCAGTTGGGCGTCATGTCCAACATGTTGCGTGGTCTGCCAATGCAAGCGGCCACGACCAACCAATACGTCGCGGCACCCAACCCGCTCACCCAAGGTATTGGTCTGGCTGGTGCTGGCGCGTCTATCTACAATGCAATGAACCCAGTTGCGGGAAGAGCCGCTGGCGGTGTAATCTCTATGGCTGAGGGCGGCATTGCCTCTGTCCCGCGCTACGACGTGGGCGGTGAAGTTGAGTCGCAGCTTGAGTCGATGGACACCCAGAGTCTGGCAAAGCAAGCTCAAGAGTCTTCCAGCCCGACCGTGCGCCGCATGGCTCAGCGCATTCTCCGTGAACGTCAGATGGAGAAAACTGCCGATCAAAGCGCTGCTCCGACCGGCCCGATGGGGGTTGACTACCAAGCCTCGCAAGGCATGGCTGGCGGCGGCATCGTAGCGTTCCAGCAAGGCAAAAAAGTAACTGACCCAGACAGTGACAGAGTCAGTCCTGAATTTGAATCTGGGACCGGTACCGAAAGTGTAAATACTGTCGATCCTTTTGCTAATTTGAAAAAAGTAGGCTTTTCTTCTGGTTTCTCTGATCTTGGTCGTGTAGCACGGGGCAACAGGTCTATTGAAGAATATTACAAAGAGGGTCAACCTGCTCCCGCTCCCGCTCCTGAAGCTCGCCCGGCTCAAGCTGCCCAACCGACTCCCGCTCCCGCTCCCGCTGCGGACACTAGCGGTATTAAAGGTGCTGCTCCAGATCGTGCTCCAGCTCCAGCTCGTGCTCCAGCTCCAGCTCGTGCTCCCGCTGCGGCTCCTGAAGGCGGTACCCAAGCTCAAGCCCCGCGTGGCGTTGGTGAAGGGCGTATGAGTTCTGTTGAGGCTGAAGGCGCTACTACTCCTGCCTACACTGGAGCACTTGCGGATATACAAAGAATGATAGCTGCCGCAGGGGCAGAAGCAGGCCGCACCGAGGATTCGTTTTTGGCGGACGTTAAGAGGGGTCAGCCTGAGAACGTCGCTGCGGCTGAGTACCGCAAGCAGATCATGGCGGAGCGTGCTAACGCTAAAGGGGAAGCCGAGCGTCAACGCCACATGCGTACCGCTGAGTTCTTTGCGCGTTGGGGTTCAACCCCCGGCCCGACCTTGGCTGCTGGCCTCAAAGCGCTGGAGAAATCTATCCCCGACATGATTTCGGACGAGAAAGAGCAAAAGAAAGTGCGGCGTGAACTGGACAAGGTTCAATTTGATATTGACAACTCTATCCGGTTGGAAGAGCGTGGTGACGCAAAAGATGCGCGCGCTCTTAAAGAAAAAGCTCGTGACCGCTTCATGAACCTGAATGAGCGTTATGCTCAAATTCTGGGCGCCAAGGAGACCGCCGAAATTTCCGCACGCGCTTCTGGGTACGCGGCTGACAGGCGTCTGGAAGGCGATAAGCTCACTGCCGGAGAAGGCGCTAGGAGTCGTGCGCAACGTGACAGAGAATTGACTGAAGACAGAAAATACAAAGCAGTGGGAATTGCGCGGGATCAAGAACGCCGGGCGCTTGAAGCGATTGCAAAAGAGAAGGACAGTGAAATCCACAGGACCGATTTGACAACCGTTACGAGAAATGTCAAAGACGGAAAACCAATTGCTGGCATGGAGAAAAAGGTCCAAGAAGCACAAGATCGAATCAACCAGCGGAATACCGATTGGGCAACGCGAGCTAGAACAGCCGCTAGCAATGTGGAAGACGCCACGCGGCGCTATACCGGTGAACCGCCTGCTACGGGACTTCCTGAAGGAATGCCTAAAGGGTCTAAACCTATTGGCAAAGACAAGGTTACAGGTAAAACTGTGTATGAGGCGCCGGGCGGCAAAAGATTTATTGCAGATTAAGGAGACGGCATGGCTGTCCGCGAATTCACTGGTGAGTTAGTTCCGCTGGAAATTAGAAAGCCATCCTTCCGTGAATTCACGGGAGAGATTGTTCCGCTCACTGAAGAAGTTAAACCTGTAGCTGCTGCCACTCCCGCTGCTACTCCTGCCGAGACTCCTGCCAAAAAAGAAGAGCGCCCTGAAGACCAAAGCTTCCTGCGCCAAGTTGCCGACGTTCCGCTGAAGGTTGCTGGTGGCGTTGCCACGGGCGTGCGGATGATTGCCGATGCGTTTGGCGCGAACTCTTCCGTGTCCAAGAACATACGCGGTGTCGAGGATTGGATCGCTGAACTCTACAGCGCCCAGTCCAAAAAAGACAGCAAGCGCATGGCTGAGATCATGAAGGAGGCCGAGGACAAAGGTGTTGCAGACCAGATCGTTGCAGCGGCTCGGGCATTCAAAGAAGCGCCTGTTGACCTAGTTGCTAGCTCACTGGGCACCGCTGCTCCCGCAATCTTGGCTGGTGTTAGTACGTTCCTCTTGGGTGCTCCTGCCGCCGTCACGACCGCTGCGGGCCTTGGTGTTGGTGCATTCATGGGTTCGGGCACTATCAAAGGTTCGATCTATGACGCAACAAAGCAGACTCTCGCAGAACAAAAAGATCTGAGGCTGACGCCTGAGCAGATTGAAAAGATCGCGGTTGAAGCCCAGTCGTATGGCGGCAAAAACCTCGACATGATTTTGACCGGCGCGATTATTAGTGCTGTCGGCGCTAGGACAGGCGCTGAACCCGTGATTGCGCGGGGGTTGGCACAACGGGTTGTTGGCAAAACTGTTGAGAAAGAAGCTCAGCAGGCTGCTATTAAAGCCGCGACAAAGGATGCAACCAAAGCCGCTGCCAAGCGCGGCATCGTCAGACAAGCCGCAGTCACCGGTGGCACAGAATTCGGTACTGAGTTTGTGCAGGCAGGCCAAGAACAGTTGGCTCAGAACATTGCTCTGCAACGCGAAGGCTTTGACGTTCCGACCATGCGCGGTGTGGTTGGGCAGGGTACGCTTGAAGGTCTTGCCGGTCTTGGCATGGGCACAATTGCGGGCGGGCGGCAAGCCTACACGGCCAAGCGCGAGTTGGCGGCGGAGCAGCCTGTTACCGATGCTGAGAAGGCTCAGTTCACCACCGAGCAGCAGACCAAGCAGCGCACGGTCACTCCTCCCACCCCGGACGATATTGATCTGCTCGCGCCGATCACTGACAGGGCTGGTAAAGCGATTGTTGGTACTGCGCCTGAGACGTTGACTGCGGCAGAAGCCATCAAGACCAGTATTGATGAGGTCACGGCGAAGGCCAACGAGTACATCGCTAAGGTTGATGCTGGAGAAAAACCAAACCGGGATGTTATCAACGAACTTGGAAGGAATCTGGGTGTCAAATTCCCTCAACCCGTCAAGTCCAACGTTGCAAAACTCAATCTCATCCGTGAGCACCTCGCTGCACAAGGAGCACCAAGTGCTACAACTACAACAACTGACGAATCCGCAACTGGAGCAGGCGCTAGCATGGCTGGACAGCCCGGTGCAGTCAGCCCCGCCGCAGGAACTGAAGGAACTGAGCCAAGTGGAGTGGTACCTTCTGCGGCAACTGCTGGATCAACTCCTGCTGGAGCGGGAGCACAACCCGGTGCAGTAACACCCAAAACAATTGCTGACCTCTCTCCCGAGGTGCAAGTGGAGGTCAAGCGCCGCCAAGAAGAGATTGCGCGCCTCGAAGCTGAAGGCAAAGACGCCTCTAAGCCGAAGAACTACTTGAACAAGTTCCTGCAAAAGCAGGGCGTGACCGGCACGCTGTCGGCTAAGAAAAGTATTGAGAAAGACTTCCTCGAAGAAGGCGAACTGCCGTATGCGGTTGCCGGGGAAGAAAAGACGGAGCAGCAGCAAGAGCAAGAGCGCGTGGCTGCGTATAAAGAGTCGCTGGGCAAGACTATTCCTGATTATGAGATCAGTGAAGAAGACAGGCGTCTCTACAACGAAATGCGCGACGAGGTAAACGCAAAAGCTGACGCAGACAACGCGCGCCGGGAAGAGCTTGTCCAAGAACTTAGAACCGCCGTTGCTGAGTCTGAAGCTGCGATTGATTCTAATGACGAGGCCAGACTGGAGGCCGCAGCCGACAGAGAATCTGCCGCTGAAGATGCACTGGCTGCGCACGGTGGGGTTCGTCGCAAGCTGCCCGAGTACAGCAAGAAACTTGCTGCGGACTACAAAGACGTTTATTTCAGCAACATCACGGCGGGCGAACTCAAGGATGGTCGCCTGACGTTTGGCAGTAGTAGGCGTGAGCACCAAAAAGCGGCCGCAGCGCTGCTGGACTATCTAAACAAAATTGGCGGGCGTAGTAAAGAAGACTTGACCCCCCAAGAGCGCCGGGCCATCAACCAGTACGAAGAGAACCGCGCTCAGTACTCCAAGATTTTCCCCGTGAACTTCCCTCGCTGGCAGGACCTGACAGCCGAGCAAAAAGAAGTCTTCATGCGGGAGATGATCACCAATGCTGGCGTGCAGCAGGACGTGGCGTTTGCCAAACTCGGTCTTAAGCTGATTGAAGATAGTCAGCAACTGACTGAAGGCGAGAAACGCGAGAAGCAGAACATCATCAACCGCAAGGCTGAGGTTGCTGCCCAATCCGAGAAGACGCAAGCTGAACTAGAAGAACTCCGTCGCAAAGCCCCGGTCGGTATTGGCTCCACCAAGCTGCCGAACGAAGTGGTGCGGATGATCGCCAACAACGACCTGCAAGGCGTCTTGCAGTACATGAGCACGGTAAAGACCACTGCTCTTTCGTCGCCGTTTGTGCGTATCAGGAAAGCCATTGCCGAAGCGTTGCTGGGGCTGAAGCTCAACACCAAGATCAAGATTGTTGACAAGCTCGACGGCGATGACTTGGCGCAGTATGACCCCGCGACCGATACGATCTTGGTTACCCAAGAGGGCCTGAGCAACTCCACCATCCTGCACGAGGTCATCCACGCAGGTACGGTTAAGGTCATCAACGAGTATCTGTACGGAGACCGCAAGACTCTGTCTCTGGGGCAGCTTAATGCTATCAAGTCGCTTGAAGCGATCATGAAGCAGACCAAGCACTTGGCATCCGACCACCCCAACGCATACAAGAACCTGTTTGAGTTCGTGTCCTACGCGCTGAGCGACGAGAGCCTGCAACAAGACTTGCAGGAAGAAACCCTTCTGCGTGCAGACCTGCGCACCGGCAGCTTTGCCAAGACCCACGCCGCAGCGCTGTTTAAGTATTTCGGCGTGACCTCTACGTCCATGCAAGAGTTGGAGACGGTCCTGCCCGACGTTAAATCGGCATGGTCTTCGTTCAAGTTGGCGATTGCTCGCATCCTGAAGGTGCGCGATACGTATCTGCAAAAGACCGGCAAGCTGCGTGAAGACATCGAGCCGAACTACCTGATGGAAGTCGCAGCGTCTTTTGAAGACCTGCTGGCTAAACCGACTGTTCCGATCTACCTGCCCGCTTTGCCAAGCAGGCCAAGTCCTCCGGCAACCGCCGCTGATCTTGAAGAAGGCGCAGAGCCTACCCCGCGTAGTGGTGGTATCAATGATCCCAAGAACCGAGAGTTCTACGAGCCTAAAGGCAAGGAAGCTATTACTTCTAAAACACGCGACGTTTGGAAAGCTATTAGCACGGCTGCTGGCTGGCGCGACATTGTGCGCCGGTTCCAAGACAAGAGCGTTGAGTCTCGTAGCCTGCACAAGAAGCTGGACATGTCGGGTCTCATCAACCGCGATGTAGATGGAGCGTTCAACAACTTCGATGAGCAGCGTGATCTGGCTAGTACTCAAGCGCGTAATTACTTAAACACTTACCTGCGTATTCCGATGGACAACATCAAGCAGGCTGTTAGTGACTACGCAAAGCTGACCAAGAAAAGTCTTGATGGTAAGGACGGTGTGCTAGTTGATCTGCACATGTTTGCAGAGATGTTCCACGAACCGGAACGACGCCACATGAAGTGGTTGAGGTCCGTGCCGCTGAGCATGGTAAAAAATCTGTACCACAACGGCAAAATGATCAGCGCCGCGATGCGCCGTATCGACATCCTTGGCGACCCCCGTACGGGCAAGTCTGGCCTTATTGACCGAGTCGAGTTGACCGAGGCTCAGAAACAGCAGTTGCGGGCTGAGTTGGAATACCTCGCCAAAAACTTTGCTGACCCACTTGGCGATAGCCCCCGCATCAAGAATGAAGAGATGCGTAGCAGGTTGGAGGCCCGCAACAAGAAGGCGGGCACGCTGGGCGTCATGAGGATCGAAGAAGATAACAGCATCTACAACGTGCTGGGTATCAACCAAGCCGAAGTTGATCTGCGCAGGTCGCAGTATGACGCGCTGGACCCCAAGCAGCGTGAGTTGCTGGATAAAATCTTTGCTGAAGCCAAGGTCATTACGCAGCGCACCGCAGAACTGGACAAGATCGGCAACTACTGGTCGTACCCGGTGTCCAACTTGGTGGGCATCTACAACTACCAGCACTACATGCCGTTCAAGGGGGTCTCCAAACACTCTGTTGTTGATGAGTACCTTGCGTTTGATGAAAAGGCAACGGGTAAAGACTTGCAGGATATTGCGCACTCGGCAGATGGCCGCTTCAGTGTGTCGGACAACCCGTTCACGCAGATGCTGAGTGATGCCTACCGCTCCGCTGGCCGTGCTGGGCGTCGTGACTACATGCAGTCGATCAAGAACGCGGTCAAGCCAAACAAGTACAACCCGACTGGTACGGGTGTGATTGAAGGAGAAGTTACCAAGCACATTGAGTTTGCTGAGCGTAACGTCGTTGACCTGTCTGAGTTCAAGGGCGGAAACAACATCTTCGTCTACAACCCGGATGGTTCGATTGATATTGTTCGGATTAGAGACCCGAAGATTCTCAACGCGCTGCGCTACTCGTTCCGCGATGCTGCGCCCATGCTGGACATGGCTAACGCCGTGACGGGCTTCTTCGGTGCAATGCACACCCGCTACAACTACAACTTCGCGCCGCTGAACTTTGTGCGCGATGCGCTGACCAACGCGTGGAACATCGGTGCCAGCAAGCTTGGCCCTCTGAAGTCTGCCAAGTACATCCAAATGATGAGCGCGGCGATTGTGAAGAACGGTCTTGGCAAAGCGATGGAGGTCGCATACCTGCACGAGAAGGGTGACCCTGTAAGCAAGCGCATTTTGCTGAACGCAGCCAAGAACGATCCGTTTGTGCGGGACATGCTGGAGTACCTGCAATTTGGTGGCAAGACCACCCACATGGAAAGCTTCTCGCTGAAATCTAGTTTGAGTGACCTGAACACCAAGCTGGGCAAGCGGCGCATCATGGACACCGTGGAGAGCTTCAACGAATTCATCGACGTGTGGAACAACATGTTTGAATTCACAAGCCGCACCGCTGCGTACTCTCTGTACAAGCAGGAAGCGCTCAAGCGCAACCTTGAAAAGAACATGTCCAACGTAAAGGGTGACAGCGGGATGTCCCCTGCGGAAATCGCCGCCGCTCAGGAAGCCGCAGCGTGGGTTAAGAACCTTGCCAACTTTGAGAAAGCCGGTGAGTACGCCCGTGAGATGGGAGCGTTCTACATGTTCATCCGGCCTTCGGCAACGGGTGCTGTCCGTGCAGGTGAGGCGGCGCTGCCCGCGTTCCGCTCGATGGAGTCGGCGGTCAATGACCTCCCAGATAACATCCGCCCTGACAAAGACGGCGTCTCTAAAAACCCGGAAGCATTAGAGAACTTCAAGAAAGAATACGCACTGGAGCAGCGCAACGCCCGGATCATGATCGGTACCTTACTGGGTATGGGTTACGTAGCGTACTGGATGTCCTCTCTCATGTCCCCCGACGATGAGTGGAAGCGTAACAACGTCAAGCATGACAACATGCAACAGTGGACTCGCTTTGCGCGTTTCCACATCCCCGACAGCGTTTCCGAAAGACTCGGTCTTGGACGCGACGTGGTGTTCCAACTGCCGTGGGGCTTCGGCCTTGGCGCGTTCGCGGCTACTGGCGCTCAGTTTGCGGGGATGACGGTTGGAAATTCTTCGATGAAAGATTTCCTTGTTAACAGTTTCCTCTCCATGATGGACTCATTCTTGCCAATCCCTGTGTCAAGGATGTCGCCAATTGAAACTGCTGAGTCACCGGCTAAGTGGGTTATTGACTCTGTCGCGCCGACCGCAGTGCGCCCGCTCGTTGAGTGGGTTATGAACACCAACGGCATCGGGCAAGCCATCAATAGTGCGGCAACGCGCCGCATGGGGGATGCATACACCGGCGGCGACCGTATCCCTGAAGCCTATATTGATGCAGCAGATCAACTGTATCTTAAG